AAAAAAAATTAAGGAATTTGTAAGATATTTAAATACGTTATTGAATTATCATCACAATACTCTTCCCAAGTTTTTTCAGGTAGATAAAAACCTTCTTCATTAGGTGTTATAGAAGAATAATCAAAAGATTCTAGAACTTGTTTATAATTGTTACAAGGGGTATACATTGGATGTGCTGTTGCATTATATTTTATAAATTCTTTTATTGCATGAATAATTTGACCATGGTACAATTTTAAATCTTCTTCCCTATCAAAATTACCTGGGTCTTTATCAGTGAAAACGACTGTATCATTACTTAAAGAAACACTAGATCTATTTTTTTTTAATTTATTAAACTGTTCAGTAGTTATTGTTTTAATATTATAGATATCTAAGGATACGTTCATATTATTTTTTTGCGTATCATTTTCTGCAAATTTAAACATAGAATTTTGATCGTTAAATATTATATAGGCCATTAGAAACCTCCATCATCATAAAACGTTAAGTGCCCTGAAGATCCAGAAGTTCCAGGTTGTCCATTTCCAGGACTATTAGGATGTGTTCCACCATTACCTCCGCCTCCTGCCTCAAAGCCAACTAAATAAGTTCTGTTAGGTAAAGCATTACCGCCTGGTGTACTTCCATTAGCTCCATTTGCACCATTACCATTATAGCTACTTCCAGATCCTGCAGCTCCCCCATTAGATGTTAATAAACCTGTTACGTTAGTAACACCTCCAGCGTTACCTGCATTTCCAACTCCTGCGAAACCTGGACCACCAGTAGGTCCTGAATTACCTGCACTACCTGCCCCGCCAACGGCATAAGAATAAGGTGTGCTTGCACTCAAGTTTCCTGTAAATAAACCAAAGCCTCCTCCGCCTCCGGATCCTCCGTTATTTTGGTTAGCGTTAGGGCCACCTCGAGATGATCCACCTCCTCCTCCGCCTCCTCCCCAAGCGAAAGAATAAAATAGACTTGCATTAGCCGGACTTGTGTAGGTTCCAGAGGATGGGCCTCCGACTAAAAGTCTTGGACCAAAACCACCTCCTCCAGCAGAACCAGTAGCCGCTGAAGTAATTCTTCCTTGAGCATCAACCGTTATATCCGCTGTTGTATAAGAACCTGCTGATACAGCTGTGGCTGCTAATTGATCTGGACCAACAGCATCATCAGCGATTTTTGCTTGCGTTACTGCATCTGCATTAATTGCAGCAGTCACTACAGCATTGTCCGCTAGCTTAGCCGCAGTCACCGCATCATCTGCAATTTGTGCGGTTGAAATAGTTCCTGTAATATTTGCGGCAGCAACAGTTCCACCTAAAGTGTCTAAAGAAATTTCATTTAAATTTGTACCATCTGAATAGGCTGCATAAATTTTAGCTGCATCTAAAGTGAATCCACTTCCTGATGCAGTTTTAATTGTAAGGTTAGTTGGATTAGTTAAACCTGTTGCATCGAAGATATAAAATTTTTCTATTGAATCTGGAATTGTACAGATTGTGCTAGCAGCAATACTTGCTGTTGCAAATTTGATTACTAAATTTCTTGCGTTTGATACTGTACCATCAGTCATAGCAAGTGCTAAAGTTCCGCCACTTGAAAGGGTAACTTGTTCAAAACCCGCTACGGCTTGCTGTACTAAATTTAAATTGTTATTTGTTTTATCTCCCCATGTACCAGCGTTTTCGCCAGTGACCATAAGTTCGAGTTTAAGATCTGCCGAGTAACTTGATGTCATAAATTTTTGTCTCCTAAATAATTATATTTTACCTCATTTAAGCAGCTCTATCAACTACCGTCCAAGTATTATTTACTCCTGGGTCAACCTCAGCCCACGCAGTTATATTAAGGCTTCCAACAGAAGTTGTCAATTGTATGCCTGTTACATCTATATTTGAAGTACCATTAGCTGTAACAGAACCAATAGAACTTGTTAATTCTAAGCCTCCTACACCTATTATCTGGCCAGGTATTTCTGCATGCTGACCAAGAGTCATTGTTAATTGTTGGCCTGTTACTGTTTCAATAGTAGTTTGAATTAGGTTTATAGAACCTAATGTCATTGTAGCTTGGATACCCGTAACATCTACTGGTGTTTTAAGGCCTCCAGTAGTATTACCTTGAGATATTGTAGCTTGAATACCTGTGACATCCACATTAGCATCTCCCGATACTGTTGACACAGTTGTTAATGCATCAAGTTGATCTTCTGAAGCTAGTACAAATATATCTTGATCTATTTGAATTGAAAAAGAAGGACTTGCAAAAGTTGTTGTTAGTTGTTGACCACTAACTGGAATACTACCATCTGTGAAAGCTGTCTCATCACCAATAGAAGAAGTTAATGATATGCCTGTAACTTGTATAGAAAAATTATCACCCCAAGCCAAACTTCCCCAAGCATCTCTACCCCAACCTTCTCCAGTTAGTGTTGTGTCATCAATAGTTGCTGCTCCTGCAGTTGAAGTTAATTGTGAACCAGATACAGCAAAACCTTGTCCAGTCCTTTGTACCACACTTCCAACACCTATGGATTCTAGACTACCTGTGACTGGAACTATAACAGAAGTTCCACCGGCAGTAGATCCTTGAGTTGATGTTAATTGTAATCCAGTAAGAGTTACTTGATGATCAATTACGTGAGTTTCATTTCCAATAGTTGATTGTAGTTGTAAACCAGTGGCAGAAATATCTACCTGACCTTGGTCTCCCCAAACTCCATTACCCCATGATAATCCACCCCAAACATTTGATACAATATCAAAAATTCCACCCATGCCAATACCATGAACATAACAAAGATAATAAAAATCAGTTGTTGAGGATGGTGTTATTTCAACATAACGAGTTGTTGCGGCATTAAAGTTTGTAGTGTTTGTGTAGTTTGCTTGGTTACTTGCACCATCAAGGTAATAGGTAACTCCAGAAGAAATAATTCCAGCGGTACTTGTGTTTGTAGAAAAAATTAATGGATGGCCATCATTTGAGGCGTTACTTTGTTCAAATCTTAAAGTTCCTCCATTAACCCAAGTAACGGTACCGGGGCCTGTAGAATTTCTGGATCCGTCTAAATAAAAGACGTTTCCAGTTCCTCCGCCATATAGGTTTCCTGAAGCTACGGTTACAGTATAAGTAAGTTCTGCCATAGCTTCAGGGCCTTAAATTAAGCTATTCTTAATATAGCAGCAGAAGTAGTAAACGCAGGGAACTGAATTGTAAAAGTTCCAGATGTTGCAGTTTTATCACTTCCAAAATCTAACACAGCAACTGCATCAGTGGTATTTGAACCACCGTTAGTAGTTGTGTTGTAAATCAAAGCGCCTCTTGCCGTAAGAGTTACGTTTTGAAAAGAAAGATCAGCAAAATCAGTAATTGCTATTGAAGATGAAACTTTAACACCTTGGTTAACAAGTGCTCCACCACCAGCTGTGTAGTTTGCTGAAGTAACTTCAGTATTAGATCCACCGCCTGGATTAGTAGAGTAGTTTTCTGTTGATTTTCCTAAAGTCGCTGAACTCGTATACATCGCTAATTTATATGTGTCTGTTGATGCATCGAAATCGTGACTTCCTTGTAGTAATTCTTTTTTAAATGAATTACAAATTGCGTTTGTTGTTATTGCCATAATTATTCTCCTATTAATTTGTGTTTGGAGTCGGTGAAGCAACCTGTATTCTAGGTACACCATCATCATACTCCGCTCGTCTTCTTCTACCCATTTGTTGTAGGGCAAAATTCTGTACTTCCTCATTGTACTTCTTTTCATACAGATTGTACATATCCATAGGACCTTTTAAAAATCTAAAAGCTTCCGATAAAACACCATGAAGTAACATAGACTCTTGATACTTTGCTATAAAAGTTTCATTTGTTGAAGTAAATTGTGGGGGATCTTTTATATAATTTATTTGTATTTCCAAAGCAGTAGCGGGTACTGGTGCAACTAAAATATTAAAATCATCCCAGTTAGCATAGTATTTTGGAGTCCCTGTTGCTCCTGTCCCATTGAATTCTGATATATAACTTGTATCTCTTTTTTCCATAAAAGTTCTATTACCAGAACCATCAATAACTTGTACGGATCTTAAAATTAAAGAATCTGAAGGTATGGATACATATCTGTTATTAGCTGTAAAGTTAGAAGTAGCATATTTTCTAAGATCATCGTAATCAACTTTACCTGCAATATCTAATTCAACGGATCTTATAAAATCTTGAATAATTTGATCGGTCAAAACATTACTATCTACTTCAGTATAGTTTCTTACTTGTGTTAAAAAATTCGAATGTGTTATTGCCATTATGTAATACTCACTGTAACTCTTGATATTTGTAATTTTAGTTCTCGTCTTCTGTTTTGTAAAGAGGGGTCTGCTGGAGCCATTGTTGTAATATTGTTACCCTCTATAGATTTGGGTGGTGCGCCTAAAGTTATAAAAGCAAAATCTCCAGGTAAAGCTAAATCAGCAATACCTACCATCGAACCACCTGAACTTACTATTGTATCATCTTGAGGTGCCTGTGGATTTATATTAGAGATATCAGTTGGTTGTTGAAATCTTTGTGGTCTTGTGTTTTGTAATGCAATTGCATCAGCAGTAAAATGCCTACGTCTTATTTGAGGGTGTTTTGGTTCAAACTCAGAATAGTGAACTAAAGAACCATTCCACTCCTTCACCATCTCTTGGTAAGGAAACGCCATACCTGATCTGTCCGATATTGCTAAGCTTCTTCTACCAGTCGCCCATTTAGCCATAGTTAAACTCCATTAGGGTAAAAAGATTGAGGTGTAATATAAGTGGAAGCTCTTTGACCATCTTCATCCAAAGCTCTTTTAAGTTGATCTTCATATATTAATTTATTTTGTTGTACTAGTGTGGGTGCATTTTTCATTGCTAAGTAATAAGCAAGTCCTGCAACCATACAAGGTAAAAATCTAAAAACCACATCCGCATCATTTGAATATGCTCCTGCATCTTGAATTCTTTTTATAACGTAATACTTTAAAAATGTGTAAGTATTTAAATTAGGTGCTTGATACAAATATATTTTTGGTATCTCTTGTCTATCTACATAATATTGAGAGGGCTGCCCTAATGCAAGTTTATTAGGAAGAGCAGAGTAAGCAGATCTATCTATTTTTGTTAAAGCAACATCTTGAGTGTTTACAGTATTGGCTCCTGCACCAGTAGTAGAAACAAAAGCTTCTAAAACATCACTTACTGCAGAATCGACAGCATATTCAGCTTGTCCTGAAACTAATTGGTTTTCATGTAAAGCTACTTTCCATAAATGAATACCTCTGTTTGCCCACTCAGCAAACAATAAGTTAAGACTTGTTCTAGCAGATCTTAAGCTATGACCACTAGTTGTAGTCATACCGCATCTTTCGTACGCTTCCTGTATGATTTCTTCTATAGATAGGTCAAATGTAGTAGTCCCTGAAGTTGTCATTAATATCCTTTTTACGGTTATACAATTTCTTGGATTGTATCACTTTTTGACTAAACTTTGAAGACCTTAGGTTTTTTGCGATTAAGTTTGTTTTTAACTTGTAATTTTTTCTTTTTTTCACCTCTTGCACCTCTAAGCTTACCATCTATTTGCGCTGGTATTTGTCCTCTTCCTATTGCCATTATAAATCTACTGCCTTTCCTAAAATTGGTTTATA